GAGAGACTGTGGTTGGTTAGAGGGGCGCCCCCACGATTTCTCGTGGTATTTCCCATAACCTTTCCTGCGAGGTTCACCTAGTTGCATGCCTGGAGCCCTAACTCTAACACCAGTTGGCAAGACTGGTGGTTAAGGAACTCCTCCAGGCATGCAACTTACTACTAAGTCGCAGGTTACCCATTGTTCGAACGGCACTTTCAGGGCGTACCGAGCTACATGCATTTAACAGGCGCATGTGACCGTCGGATATCCACGCTACGTGGATGGCTCAGAGGCGACTGATGTAATCATCGGCCCAGAGAACTGCACGTTGGGCAAGATCTGGAGATAGCCCAGGGTGAGTGCAGTCGTTTGTGCCGTACATCCGACTACCAGTCTACCGATGCTGTAGTCGCTCTTGTCGTCGTCAGACATCGCTATGAACTGGGCGACGCTGCAATTGTTCTTCAGCCCATTAATCCTACCAGGCACTCGGTAAGTGTGTGCCTCATAGGGGCTGATGGTCAAGGCACTGATGTCCATAAGGTCTTCCATTTGGGAGGGCAGGGCCTCCTTGTAGTTGGGGAAGAACTTCAGAACGACCACTCCCGGAGTAACGACGGCGCACGATGGTGTCCATCGGAAGGAGAGTGATCGCCACTGGTGTTGAGAGTGCAGTGCAGCGAGACCGGCCAAATATCGGGCTCGTCCGCCGTATCCAACATTCTTGGCGGGGTCGAACAGGAGGTCCGATATGACCGGGACAGTGATGTACTTGTCGGTAGTACTGGCAGTGACTCGAAGTATGATTTCCGGCTGGGTATCAACCCCTTGCGCGGATCTACTGCCCATTGTCCCTTGGGCCTGCGGGCCCACAGACTGAGCATAGGCAAGCGGGAGAGGGCGCTCGATGGACCTACTTCGAGCAGGTCGATTGGCCCTATTTTGTGTCTGCTTGCCACGTCCCCGTCTGTTTCCAGTAGGAGCGGACTTGCCATTGCGGTTCATTTCTGTACCTCGATGTTCTGGTACTTCTCGTGATGGTACGTGGTGTTGTGAGAGGGCGGCACAATGACAGGCCCAGTACTGGTGACGGAACCAACGATAATTATAAGGAGGACAAGGCAGAGAACTACGAGAGGCCAGACAAGTGGATTGTCCGGACAATGGCAGGAACCTGTAGCCAGCTTAGAAATTAAAGTTGTTAGTCACCTCCACGCGTTCCGCGATTATGACAAAGTTGGCGGCGGCGGTGTCGTCTCTGCTCTGTGCAGAATCGCTAGCTCTTCGAGCGACACCTGCTCCCACGTTGAGTCTTGCGGCTCTGGTTGCCTGACGATCGCCCTTGGGAGCTTGTTGGAGCTGGTCGTCGGTTGAGATGGGAGGAGCTGAAGGAGTAGACATGCGGAACTCTTTGCCGGAGTTCCCGAGTCGGAGAAGGTAGCATCCAGGGTGAGACTCGCGAAGTAAGATTCGAGGGCCACTTGCTCATCGGGGGTGTACCCGAAGGCGAGGTAGAACGAATACCTCGCGGCTGCACAGACTGGTTGCTCCTTCCGACTGGAGAGTTTGGAGAGATTGTAGAATCCGCTTGCAAATTCCTTCGATTTATGGATCTTTGCTTTATCCATGCCGTTTCTGTATAAGCACTTGTAGTACTCTTGCTTAACCGGGATCCCACCGGTGAGGCTCAGCCCACACTCTCCTACTGCGCGGATCCATTTGCGCATAGTATTGGCAGTGTAGAAGGGTGTGATGGAGTGGCTGTCCTTACTCATTGATACTGTTGGGTTCCGGACCATGATGTACTGGTGCCCATCAAAAACTGGTTGCATTTGGCAGAACTCCACCTGTTCAGTGATGTACTTGGGAGGTTCGGCGACAACTTCGAAGCCATAGTCAAGGAAGTGACAGTACAAGTGCTCTCGTACCACGTCCTCATCATCCACCGGGCAGATGAGCACATTGTCGTCACCATTGTTGACTAGTTCCGCGTCGATGCCAAGCTTGTCCACCAAGTCTTTTGTTATTAGTGCAGCCAAAATGCAATTTCCCAGTGACGTATTCATATCACCGGACATCCTACATCCGTCCACGTTGTATTTGAAAAACCCATCACTCGCATAGGCAGTCCCAGTGTTGTGGATTTGCCACTTGAGGAGGGTCTTCAGGCGTTCTGGATACCCATGTATCTTCTTGTAGATTGAGTGCTCATACTTGAGTGCTTCCACAGAAACGTGTTGATCAAATCTGGAGGCGTCGAATCCAATGGCGCAAGGTCTGGGGTATTTGCGCATCTTCTTGTGGATTTCGTTTCCCATAGCCTCTACTGACATCCCTTTAAAGATGGTTTTAGACCCCCATAGGTGGTCTATGGCCTTGTAAATTGGATGTTCGATATGCTTCAGATACCTGCCCAATTCAACGTTGTATCGTGGATCACGGGGTTGAATAACACGGGGGCAAGGGTCTGGCTTCAGGGTGAGATTAAGTTTCTCCGCTTTCACAAAGGTTTTCAGATATGCATCTCGAGGGCACACCGCTCTCTCAGCGAGGGAATCAACTGCCGCACTATACGTGGCCAACTTGGGACCAGAGTAGTACGCCAGGAACTTCTCATAAGAGATTGGGGAACTCGCACCAACATATCTTACTAGTGTTTTGCGGTACTTGTGTAGTCGCCTGAAGTGCCC